CCCACATCACAAGATTGTTTTTGGAACTATGACTTCCCCAACGAGAACGAATAAGTGGCAAAAGAACAACGAAGCCAAACTTCTCAAATTTCTCAAAAATGACACTAAACCAAATAATCAAAAAGATTCAAACCGCAGCGGAAAGCCATAAGATGGTTCACAAATTCGGTGTTGGTCAGCAGTCAAATTTGACGGTTGAGAATGTGGAGTATTATCCGCTTGTTTGGTTGTATCCTGATGGGTTCAATTTGCAGTCAAACGGCAACTTGTTGACATACAACTTTGCATTGCTTGTGATGGATCGTGTGTTTGAATCCGAGAGCAACACAATCGAAGTCCTTTCCGATACTGCCCAAATAATGACCGACATCTTTGCATTGATTGAGGACAACACTCAAGACGATGAAGATTTTGAGATTGTCATCAACGGCAACGCTTCACCATTTTACGATTCAAAAACCGACATCCTCGCTGGATATGCAATCAACTTCCAAGTCCTCACTCCTTATCTTCACAATACTTGCGTTGTTCCTGTTTAGTTGGCTATGGGCGTTCTTTCACTATGAAGAACCAGTCCGATATGTCAAACCTTTAAACGTGGAACTACACGAGCGAATCATTGAAAAAGAGAAGATCAAACGAATCACATTAATCCAAGAGCTGAACCATTATGATACGATTTTTCTTGATACTTTTGATGCTACTTCTCACGGACTTGAAGGGGCAATCCGTCTCCATAGATTCTGCGACTCTACGAACTGCGAATAGTTATCTCGTCAAGGGAGCAATCGCACGGCAAAAAGTAGGGCAATTGATGAAGATTGTCCACTCGGATTCCATCATTATTGCTGAACAAGATTCGGTCATCACCAAACAAAAGGTAAACATCGCTTACTTGAATAGTGAGAATGATTCACTTGTGAAGCAAAATAAAGCCATTACAAGGACTTTAAAGTTATTTAAGAGTATAAGTATAGGTTTAGTTGTTTTAACGCTTGTGGGATGGCTACAATAGATTTAAATAAATTACCCGATGCGTTGGATACTTACTTGGGTGATGCATCCGAAGGATCACTCCTTCAACAAATCATCGTTGATTGGTGGAACAAGAAGGTGATTCCGCCTATTTGGGCAAACCTTGACAACAAAAACATCAACGCTTCATCCGTGTTGAGACAATCTTTTGCTCCTGGTCAAATAACAAAAACACCCACATCCATCAACACCATCCTTCTCGCTGAGGACTATTGGGAATTTGTGGAATACGGAAGAAAGCCAACAAGAAATGGTCACGTTGAAGGCACTCCGTATCTGTGGCAGTCAATCAAAGAATGGATTGCATTCAAAGGAATCAAACCACCACAAGAGATGACCTACGATTCACTCGCCAAAGCCATCGCCAACAAGATTCACAGAGTGGGAACAAAGCCACAACCATTCCTTGAGAGTGCGTTCACCGAGTCAATACAGATGGAATTGGTCAATGAATTGAATGCAAGATTCGGTGATTTGATATTCTCGGAGGATATAAAAATCTAATTAAAAGTAAAATATATTTGTTTTATTGAAAGTTTTGTTGTTGATTTGCTCTCGTTATGGATTACACGAAAGCAATTGAGATCATCAAATTAAAACGCAGACAAGGACTTTTTCAAATTGTCGCTCGTAAAACTGGAGTATCACTTCCAACCGTTAGAAAGTATTTAGTAGAGGGAAACATCGTTTCACCAAAAGCCAAAGCCGTCATTGAGATTGCATTGAGGGAGGTGAACAATGATTGAGGCAACAATCAACGGATGGATTCTCACCATCAACGGTGATAGATATGTCTACATTGACAAGCAAGTTGATGACTATTTACTTGAAAATCACTTTGAAGAACTTGAACCGTATATGATCAAGCGTGATGTGTATTTCGGTGGATGCGTTGAGACCAATTTGGTCGGCATTGAAACGGAGCGGTTCTTCTATTTAGAACCCGACAAGTTTACGGTGTTATTTATGCTCGGACACAAAACAAATTTCCTATGAAATTGATAGCACTTACAAGAAAAGATGGTGGGATTGTATATTTAAATATTCAATACATTATTGGATTTTTTGAAACATATAAAGGAGCTACTTTCGTCTTTGACACAAGCGGAGGTGATGCTTGGGAAGTACGTGAAACTACAGAACGAATAATTGAATTAATCAGAAACCTATGAATAAAAGCGAATCAATCAAGAACATTGCCGGTGCTTTGGTAAAATTCCAAGCATCGGTGAGCAAGGTATCAAAGGAGTCAAACAATCCTTTCTTCAAATCTAAGTATGCGTCATTAGCGAACATACTGGACACCATTCAAAAGCCATTGAGCGAATGTGGTTTGGCAATTAGCCAGTTCCCTGATGGGAACGCACTCACAACCATCATCGTTCACGCTGAGTCGGGCGAGTGGATGGAATCATCCTATGTGATGCCGGTTGCAAAACAGAACGATCCACAGGCAATGGGTTCTGCCATCACTTATGCGAGAAGGCAATCCATCGGTTCAATCCTAAACTTGAACATTGACGATGATGATGACGGTGAGAAGGCAATGGGCAGACAACTTCCAAAGCGTGACGAACTCACACCAAAGCATCCAAGTTGGGCGAAGGCAGTTGAACACTTGAAGACAGGTGGTTTGATGACCGACATCACAAGCAAGTTTGATGTCAGTCCAGCCAATCAAAAACTTTTAATTGGTGAGAAATGAATAACACACATCCAGTTATACACACTTCTTTGAACGAAGAGGATTGGCAACAATTGAGAAGATCACGTTTTACTGCAAGTGAAATTCACAAACTGATGGGTACTCCGAAAAATAAATCGGAGTACCTCACAGAAACTGCGAAATCATTTGTCTTTGAGAAGGCAGCGGAGTACCTGACTGGAGCGAAGTCGGAAATCTACGGACGTGCTTTGGATTGGGGAAAAGAACACGAGAAAGAAGCCTTCCACTACTTCGCCCAACAAACCGATGAGTTCTTCACTTACTACGGAGCAGAGACATACACCTTCATCACCTATGGCGAGTGGGGTGGGTATTCACCTGATGCACTCGGTGGGCAATTGGTAGAGATTAAATGTCCTTTTAATTCAGGCAACCACCTTCAAAACTTCTTCATCACCAACAATGAGCAACTCAAGAGCAAACGCACAGAATACTTTTGGCAGATGCAAATGGGTATGATTGCTATTGGGTTGGAAGAGGGTTTGTTTGTTTCGTACGATCCGAGAATGCCCATCGGCAAGAAGCTCACAACCACTCTTATCACTTTGGAGGAGGACATCCAAGAAATGATTGACGAGAAATTGACCTACGCTGGAGAGTTGTTTTTGTCAATCACAAAATAAATCGTTCATTCACAAAGCCGATAAGAAAATAAATTTGCATAAGTGAAATTTAAGTTGTTAGTTTGAATCACTATGAAAGACAAAGCAATTATCAAAAACACCGGTATGAAATTTAATTGGAAAGTTGAACTACAAAACGGGATGACATTTATTTGTAACAATATTGAAGAAAAATCATACAACGTGTATACAATTACCATTGGCGATTCGGTATCTTTCATTTCAACATCTGATGTAAAATGGATTGATCCAACATATGAAGCAACTGAATGTCTTGTTAATCGCAACCAAGCAGATAGAGTTGCCGAATATGTGGCAGTTAGTTCAAAATCTATATTGGTGAAATATGAGATGCCCAATGGGAAAGTATTTCACAATCATCTTTTTCCAAATAATACATATAAGGCGGTAAAATTGTAACAACTATGACACTTGACATCATCTACCCAATCATCCTAACACCCATCGTTTTTGCGGTGGGTTACGGAATCCATTGCATCAAGAAAGCAATGAACAAGGAACTACCTGAAGCCAAACCTTACCAGTTTGAGCGTGACGTTTACAATCCCGAATTTGACCAATTCAGTCAGGTTCTTTTTAACCACAAATTCTACAAAGGAAAAGCAAAATGATAACTTACATAATCTTGGGCGGTGTAACTGTCCTTCTCGCTTACCAGTTGCGTAGGCTTGAGAAAAACGCTGAAGAGCTACAACACGAAATCAACCAACGGAATCGCACTATTTGGGATTTAGAGACCGAACTCTTGACAATTAGATCTACCATCCAGCAAGGGAAAGACGATTTAAACCAAGCGAAGATGATAAGCGAGAAGAGAATCGCTGAGTTGGAGGACAAAATTCAAACTTGGAAGAACCAATTTACAGAGTTAAAAAATGTTAAAAGCGAGGGTAGTAAAGGCAACAATTAACTCAATATGCAAGTGGCGAGTGTACTTCGCTGGAGAACTACTCGCCACCTTTGAGAGTGAACAGGACGCACACGATTACGCTAAATTCATAAACGAACAATGAGCAGTATGAAAAAACTATTATTAGCAACATTGCTTATCGGAATGATGAGCAGTTGCGAAGAACCAACAACAACAACACAATTAACCGAACACAGCGTAAAAATTGGGGTAAGTGCTACACAATTAAAAGTAGTTGAGATTGAAGGATGTGAGTACTTCCTTGGAGATTATGACCGAAGCGGTCTATTTGCCCACAAAGGCAATTGTAAAAACCCTATTCATGAAGGAGGTAACAAATGAAAACACATTTAAAAACGACAACCATCTTAATAGGAATACTATTACTTGGCTTGGCAATCGCTATAAATGATACAGTATTTTATTCAGTACTTATTTTATCAGTATTGGGTATGATGTATGCTTTTATTTATTTGGGTATTGTTCGTAACAAAGGAGGTAACAATGAAGACACCAATTGACCGATTAGTTGAATACATCCGCAGCGAATACCCCGATTTGGATATTTCTCCGCACTTGATATTCAACTTCAAACAACTTGAAAAGATGGAACAACAACTCGCATACAATGCCGGGTTTGCAAACGCCAAAAAAATCTACAATGAAAACGGATAGACAAGCACAAGCCTGGGCAGTTGCCATCCTTCGTGAGGACTTCAAACAAACTTGGAGAGAGATAGAAGGGCGAATGGGATTCAGTCAATGCAAAGCACGTTACCTATACAAGCTAATCAAACCACTATGAACCGAACAAAAGAAATCGTCCACGGATTGTTGGAAAAACATCCAGCGACAAGAGACAATGACAATCTCCTTTGCTCACTAATTTGGAGACAAGAATCAAACCTTTTCAACTTCTTCGCACGGTTGGAATCAGGGAAACTCACATCGCCCGAAACCATTCGCAGATGTCGGCAAAAGCTACAACGTGACAATCCAACTCTTCGTGGTGCGTTGTATGATCTACGTCAAAATCGCCAACGAAAAGTATTAAAAGAGTTGGGATATAATGTGTGATTGATTATATTTGTGAGGTATTCCAGTTGTGTACGAGACAACTAATTTAGACCTTTTGCCCTTGGCATCTCATCAACTCGTACTTGGTGATTTGTTCAAGGGCTTTATTTTTTTATGAAATTTGAAACAAAAACACGGATTGAATTGAAATGGGTAGTGATTAAAATCTACCGAAATGGTGAGTATTATTTTACTTATGATTTCCTAATTGACAACGCCAAAATGATGTTGGATGAACACCTACCAACAAAACGATGGGCAACCGCAAACAACCTGATTGAAATACGGAATTCAATCGAACAACAAATTAATCTTAATTAGTATGAGCAAAGATCCGGCATTCTTATTTTACTCATCGGATTTCTTGACTGGTACTTTGCTGATGTCAATGGAGCAAAAAGGTAAGTTTATCACTTTGCTTTGCATCCAGCATCAAAAAGGACATATGATTGAAAAAGATATGTTACAGATATGTGGAACATATGATGAAGATATATTCAGTAAATTCAAGAAAGACAACGATGGCAAGTTCTACAACGAGAGATTGAAAGAAGAGGTTGAAAAGAGAAAAGCATATTCGGAATCAAGAAGGAACAATCGTAAAAAGAAAGAAGATATGATTGACACATCTAAAACATATGATGAACATATGGAAAATGAAAATGAAAATGAAAATAAAGATTTAAATAAAAGTAAAAAGGTAGCATCATTTCAAAAACCAACTCTTGAACAAGTAGAGGAGTATATGAAAGAAAGAGGAATGAGCAACTATGCAAGTCGTTTCCACAACTTTTATGAATCAAAGGGATGGATGGTAGGTAAAAACAAAATGAAGGACTGGAAGGCAGCGGTGAGAAATTGGGAAGATGATAAAAAAACTGCACCCAAAACAGAAGCTCCAGTATTAAAAGTGGTTAATTTGTCGGACTATGAATGAGCAATTAGAAGATTATATTTTGGGACAATTATTGTTTTACGAACAAACACGGGCGTTGTTACCAAGAATGAAAGCGGATTGGTTTGAGATACCATTGCATCGCAAAGTGATTAAGCGGATGCAAGACAAGTACTTTGATAATGAACCAATAGATTATATGAGTTTAACCGATGGTTACACGAAGAGCGAACGAATGCAAGTGGTTATGATTGGACAAAATGTGTCCAACGTGGCAAATGTGAGCGAGTATCTTCCGAGGTTAGAACAAAGCTTTTTGCAAAAGCAATTCATTGCACAGTTGGGGCAGATTGATTTGACAAAAAGTTTGAAGGAGTTGTTGGAGTACACACAAAATGCAATTGATAACACGAGGTTCACAACCATACACGATCCCGTTTCAATACACAAGGTGAGTGCAAAAGCATTGGACAACATAACACAAGCCATCAGCCGTGGCGAAGCCATCACGGGCAAAAGAACGGGGTGGAAATTGCTTGATAAAATGTTGGGAGGTTGGAACGCTGGTGATTTGATAGTGATGGCAGCGAGACCAGGGATGGGGAAAACTGCACTTGCATTGTCTTTGATTTATGATTTTGCGAAATTGGGTGGTAAGGGTTTAATTATCAGTTTGGAAATGAGTGCAGAACAATTGGCGAAAAGATATTTCTCTTTGATCACAGACATTGTCAATTGGAAGATACGCAATGCGACATTGAGAGAACACGAGCTTTTCCAACTATGTGATTCTGTCAACAGAAGCCAAATAGATTTCTTTGTTGACGAAGAACCCAACGCATCCATTCAGCAAGTGAAAGCCAAAGCCAAAACGCACAAAGCGAAGCACGGGTTGGACTTACTGGTTATTGATTACATCCAGTTAATGAAGGGTAGCAAACAAAATAGAGAGCAAGAAATCGCAGAAATCTCAAGGGGTTTAAAATTGTTGGCAAAGGAATTGCAAATCACCGTGATTGTTTTGGCTCAGTTATCACGGAAGCCTGAAGACAGAGCAGACAAAAGACCGATGTTGTCCGACATAAGAGAGAGCGGAAGTATTGAACAAGATGCGGATGTCGTTATGTTTCCTTTCCGACCAGCGAAATATGAAAGCGAACAACCTGAAATCGAAGATGCGGAGTTGATTATATCAAAGAATCGGCACGGAGAGTGTGGTATAATTTTGACAAATTATATTGGTAACCGAACAATGTATAAAGAAAGAGGATGACAAAGAGATGGACTAAAGCCGAGACCGATGAGCTTGTGAAGTTGTACCCCACAACATTGTCAAAAGATTTGGCAATTCATTTCGGGTGCAGTATTAAAAGAATTTACAACCGTGCAAAAAGAATCGGATTGAACAAAGACCAGGAATGGTTGATGTCTTATTACAAAGAAAACTACAAAGGGTATGAACACACCCAATTCAAAAAAGGGATGAAGTCGTGGAACAAAGGAATGAAGGGTTTGCAAATCGGAGGGAAAGAAACCCAATTTAAAAAAGGGCAACCACCACACAACACCAAACCAATCGGACATCGTTCATTCCGTGATGGATACCTGGTTGAAAGAGTGGAAAAGGGATTTCAGTTTGTTCACATCCTTTTGTGGAAACAACACAACGGAGAAGTTCCAAAGGGAATGTTCGTGGTGTTCAAAGACCGAAACAAAAACAATATCACAATTGAGAATTTGGAAGTGATAGATCGTGTAGAGCATATGCGAAGGAATCACGTTCAAAATCTCCCGAAAGAATTACTTGAAGTTGTACAAATCAAAAAATCATTAACAAGAAAAATAAACTCCTATGGCAAGAAACAAAATTAACGACCTACGTGATCACCTATTTGAAACACTGGAACGATTGAAAGACGGTGACATTGACGTACAAACTGCAAAAGCAATGGCAGATGTCGGACAAGTAATTATTAACTCAGCAAAGATTGAAATTGATTTCATTCGTGCAACTGGATCAACGAAGGATTCAGGGTTTATCAAGTTAGGCGATGGAAATGAAAAGTTAGTATGACAATCATTGACTATCGAAGAAGCAACCAGCTACGCACTAAGGCGAGGGTTTTGCCAAACTACAAAGAATTCATCCAACTTGTTGAAAAAGATAAGAGGGTGCAATGCTATCACACTCTCCAAGATATGCTCTTAGATGCGTTCAAATGGGATCAAACACCACAAGGTCACGAGTACTGGCAATCCATCTATGATTCAATTCAAGTCAAAGATCATCCTCATTGTCCACAATGTAAGTGCATCGGACGTGTTTGGTTGCTCAAGACCGTTAACAAGTACAGATGTCAAAAGTGCAAAATCAATTTCCTATGAACCAATTCCAAGAAACCCACAACTTAAAGCAAGAAATCAAGCGATTGCGATT